CGATGTCAGCCGCGGTCAACGAACCCTCTTCGTAGCGCTGACCGACAAGCTGGAACCGCTCACTCTCAATGTCACTGTACTCGCGGAGGGCGGCACCCGAATCCAGGCCAGCGGGCTTTTTGGACGTGGCCGAGAGCTGAGAGACGCCCACGATCTCAAACGCCTTCTGGTAGAGCATCTGAAGGTGTTGGTATACCTCGGCCGGCATAGCGGGAGCGGTCGCGAACAGCGGCGGCTGACCGACGTAGGTTCCAGTTCCGCCGATCTCGTTGGTGATTCCGTCTTTGTTTACGGCCGAATTCGCTTCGATCCAGACTCGCGGCACGCACATGAGGTGCTGGGCCCTCTGGATGGTGCGGAGGATCTTATTGATCTCCATCTGAATCCCTAGCAGCTCTTCAGAAACGCCGATGGCGTAGAAGCCCGTGATCCGGTCGGACCAGCTCAGGAATTCGAACGGGAAATGGTCGTACTCCCACTCCTCAGCAAACAGTGTCGCGCCCTCAACCACGATCGCATGTCTGCCGTCTCCCGCCTTCTTGTGAGAGGGCAAATGCCAGCTTTCCACCACGCGCACGATGTCTTTGGCGGCGGGAGACGTGATCGAAGCCGAGAAGCCAGGGGCTACCTGGCGGATCGCGACTTCCTTCTTTGGGAATTGGCCGATCAGAACGTCCCGGTTGACGTATCTGACTTGGTGGAGAGACTGCGGATTGCCGTAAATGGCCTCTGCGTCATCGACAATGATCTCATCGATGAGCGAGCGCTCGCATCTCACCTTTCCGTCGGCGTTATAGAACTTGATTGCCCCGTTGCCGAAGATGGTCGAGTCGCGGAACGCCTTCCGCTTCTCTTGGTAATAGCCCATCTCATCAAACGCGCCGCCCACGTACTTCGTGAGCTTCTTGGCGCGCTCTTGCTGAGCCCAGTTGCCACCTTCAGTCAGGAACAGCGGACGTGGCTTGGCCTTGGCGATCTTAGATCCCAGCGTGTCCACACACGCCTTGACCACGTTGAGGGACACCCGAGCAGATCCGAGCGGCTCAACCGCGGCGGGATTGTTCAGGCCCGCGTAGTAGCCCAAGACCTCTAGATTAGAGTAAAGGCGTGCGTGCCTGAGATTCGAGGCGCGGCGATAGAGCTGCCTGCGCTCAATGTCGCGGACGAGCGGGAAGAGGTGTTCGTGGATCTCTTCGTCGTCCTTGAGCCACCAATGGCCGTCGATGTCCTTCTTGTCGCTCGTTTTCTGGTAATACTTCTCCGTCGGAACATCCTGATCATGCTTGGCCATGGGAGATCAGCCCCCGAGCTCGGCCTTGAAGGCCTTCATGATCGGTTCATTGGCCGCATCGATCTCAGCCAGGTCATCCTGCTCGTCTTCTGCGGGCCTCTGAGACTTGGGCTTAGCCGCGGCAACTTTAGACGAGGGCGGACCGCCGCGCTTGATGTACGTCCCCTGAAAGGACAGTTCTTCCAGTCCGTATTCTTCGGCGAGCTTCAAAAGCCGCTTCAAAGAATCGACGCGAACAGACCGCTTGCTCGGATTAGGTGTCATTTACCTATGTCCGGGTGTTTAGGGGCAGCTTAGCGGAGGCTTGTCTGTGACCTTGGGTCAGGAACTCGTGGCCTGGCTTGTTTGCGCGAACAAGAAAGCGGCTTCAGACTGAAATCACGAGGCTGGGGTTTCTTTTGGTTCCGCAGACTCGCGTATCCATATCTCCTAAGCGGGGGGCGTCTGGGCTTCGTGGGCGGAGCTTAGGCGCCCTCTGCATTTAGAGAAGGTCTTCGTCGTCGTCCATATCCCACGGCATTCGGTTCCGCTGTCGCTCCACCTTCGCGGCTTCCCTCTCCATCCAAGCATCGACCGCGGCCTCCGAAGAGGGGTCGATCTTCTTGGGCTTATTGGTCCATGCGTAGTTGTACGCCCAGCGCCAGGCGTATAGCGCCGCATCGGTCAGGTGGTTGTCGTATTCCGGGTGCTCTTCGCGCCTGGCTGAGTCTGGATCCCAAATGAGTTGCGACCACTCGTCTACAAGGTCTTGGCCCTTGCCCCTGACTACCTTGACGTGGGCCTGGCTCAGGTCCGAATTCATGATCTCAATGAATCCGGACTTGCCCGTCTTATCCGCGGCCAAGATGGGGATGGCGAATCGCTGCCTAATCTCCTCGCCGATCTGCTTGCCCTGAGCACCCAGGTCAATCACCACTTGGCAAAGCGGGTGGTCCTTCAGGTAATGACGAATGCGCTCGGCCACGTCGCTCACAATCATTTTGGTCTGCTTAAACGTCTCGATCACATAGAGCGTGGGATCGTGTGGGCTGTAGGCGCAGAGAACGAATGCGGATGGGTCTGGGTCATAGCCCAGGTCAACGCCTAGGACGTATCTGAGCTCGCCCGTGGGCAGAGATGTCGCCCAGTTCTTGGCTTCATCCCACTTGTAGACAAGCGCATCGATGTCAGCGACCCACTCCCCTAGCCACTCACGCCTGTAGGTCGGGTGGGAGTCCGTCCACTCCTTCTTGCGCTTCATGTCTTCTACGAATTCCCGGATGCCAGGCATGTAGGGATTCTGGAAGACTGACCACCTGTGGATTGCGTAGCCCTCTTTGCCGTTTGTGATGTCGTAGAACTTGCCCTTCGGCAGGGGCCCAGGCGTACCGCACACGGCTAACGCTCCATCGGCATAGTCGGCGATGGCGGGCGTCAGGATGTCGTCAATGAGCTCGGTCAGAATGGAGTTACGGAACTTCTGAGCCTCATCGATGGCAGCAAAGGGCGTCTTGATGCCGCGGACTCGCCCAATGAAGTTCGGCATATCAGCGCCCATGAGGACGATCTCGGATGTCCCCACCTGGCAACGCAGGCTTGAGTCTTTGAACTCAGCCTGGACTTGGTGTTTCGTTGCCATCTCTCTCAGCACCGGCCACATGATGTTGCGGGCTGAGTCTCGGGTCAGTGCGAAGTAGGGCAGAATCGCCCCTTGGTGGCGTCTGGCGGCATTGAAATACCTGAGAGCCAAGCCAGACGTCTTCCCCGCTCGTCGCGTACAGATAGCTGACAGGTAGCGCGAGGCCTCCGTCACAAAGCCCGACTGTTCGGGGAAGAGCGGATCCGTGAGAGAACTGGCCCCGCCTGCCTTGGCGTGCCCCCGTCTGATCAACTCTCGGAGCAATACCTCAGGACTGATCTCCACCTGATCCGTCCTTCGGCTTGTCGATCACAAGAAGCGGCAGCACCTCTTTGGCCTGAGCGATCAGTTCGTCAGTCGAGAGGGCCTTGACCTTCTGTTCTTCCAGGGCAATCCGGTGCTCGATCGAGTCCACCTGACCTAGGTTGTTCTTCCCAAGCCAGATCAGCATGGTCTTATCGCCCCTCATGGCGAGCTCCATTTGCTTCCTGCGGAGGGAGGCTTTGCCCATGGCGCTCTTTTCTTTGTAAACCTTGTAAAAAGTCTGCCCGTATTGCTTCTTACAGCGGGTTTCGAGCGTCTTAGGGGTGATCTGAAACCACGCGCAGATCTCCTCATGTGTGCAGAACATCGCACACAGCTTCTCAAACTGGACCCAATCGATAGGCTTTTCTGGTCTGCCCGGTTTCTTCTCTTGCTCATCCATAAGCTGACCGCCTGGGTTTAGACGCCCAAGACCTCATCCATGAAGTCACCAGCCTCGTTCACGCCCACGATCTCAAACTCGGGAACGGGAAGAGGCTTATCCCCATCCGTGGGGACAAGCGCCACCTGGATCAGGCAGTCTCTGAGGCTAGCTGCCTGCATGACCGCATGAGCCGAGTCGTGAGCGACGTTCAGGGTAATGGCCCAACCGCCGTCAGGGGTGGTCTGAGCCTTCCCAAAGAGCGCCTGGAAGGTAATGGCTTCAGTCTTCATGCTCAGGCCCCGGCCCTGGGGCGCCCGGGTCCACGCTTCTGCCCGGATTCGGGTGTGGGCTGGCTGGATGGGGTCGGGTCGGCTTCCTCCCACCATTTGACGTTAAAGAGGCTGGTCTGGGTTTTAAGTTGGTTCCGCTTATGGACAATATCGATGACCACACCGTCTCTCAGGGTCATCTCAAACTGTTCGTCGCTCATGAAGAGCTGCTCTGAGCCCCCGGCCATAACCGCATTGGCGAGACTCAGGCGCTTGATCTTGATGACCTTCATTTCTTCTCTCCCTGCTGAAGGGGCTTGCCAGGGGCTTGCAGGGTCTTCCACTCGGCGTCGAGCGACCTCATGGCATCCAGCGCGAGCTTGGCCTGATAGGTCAGATCCCCGTACTTGGCGCAGGCGTTAATATACTCTTGGCTCACCACCTCGGGTGACCGCTTCTCTTTCTTCTTCTTGCTCATCGAATGGCTCTCCTCTCGTGAATGGCTGGGTTGAACTTGAGTAGGTAACGGGCGCGCATGGGCGCGATCGTGTCGGTTATGTGCGTGATTGCGACCTCTTCGATTAAGAAGCGCGGATAGATACGCTTCAGCGCGAGAGTCATCAGCCCCATGCCCTGAAAGACGCGCTTCACATAGGCGAAATGGACCGTGAAGACGGGACCGATCAATTCGTGAACTACGTATCCGACGATGTAGTCTTGGCCCGCCTCTGGCGACGTGATGACCGTGGCCCGGCAACTGGGGCGGCCGATAATGCGCGAGATGCGCTGGCCGATAACATCGAAGTAAATGCGGTTTGTCAGGAAGCGGTAATCGCCCTGGCCCCGCTGATTGCGCTTCCAGGTGGCCATGATGAAGGAAACATCTTCCTGGGTGGCTGGCCTGAGCCCAAAGTCTGGGAAGCTTGACCTGACCGTCTCCGCCGTCTCGGTTTGCCCCTCTAGCATGCGTCCTCCGCCCGTTCTGGCTCGCACTCATCTGCGATATCTAGGCAGGCACGCTCACTTAGGTGCTGGCGAATGAATCTGTGAAAGGCGCCGCCAATGACGGGCTTCAGGATCTGATAGACGCGCGTGTGGTTGCGGTGGACCACTAGCGCTATGGCCCGGTAGCTGAGCCCGTCCGCATAGAGGGCAAAACACTCGCGCTCAAGGTCGGTCCTAAACTCGTGGGTCAGCAGGAACCGCGAGGCGAGCACCCAATACTCGGTGTTTGCCTGGAACCGGGTCGGGTCCATGCGCGACAGGCGGCTTGATGCCGAGTCCGTCAGTGCGAAATGGGAATAAGGGTCTCGGGCCCCCGGACGTTCGATGTCCTGGAATCCCGACTCTCGGAGCTTGGCGTA